GGGGATGATCTTCAAATCTGGCATGATGGATCAAATACTTATTTCCATAACAACGTAGGACATTGGTATTTTAGAAATAATTATAGCTCTGATCAAGGCGGTAATATATATTTAATGCCGCATGATAATGAAGAAGGTGTTACCATACACGATGATGGAGGCGTAGAACTCTATTACGACGGCACAAAGAAATTTGAGACAGCTTCAACTGGGGTTACTATACCTGCTAATAGTGATATTCGACTTCCTAGCGGCAGCTGGGCAGGCGATTCTGCTCAACCCAGAATACAAGGACACGAGAACTATTTATATATTTGTGGTGGTACAGAAGGAATAATATTTAGAGAGAATGGTACTAATAGGTGGAAGGTAGATGGATCTGGTAATTTTATGCCAGCAGCTGATTCAACTTATAACATAGGAAATAACAGTACTAGGGTAGCTAGTATTTATGCTGATACTCTTTATGGTGACGGATCAAACCTAACAGGAGTTCAACCGTTCCCCAGTGGAACCAAAATGATCTTCCAACAGACAGCAGCTCCTACAGGATGGACAAAAGTTACATCTAGTGTAGACAACAAAGCTCTTAGACTTGTATCAGGTACAGTAGGAAGTGGTGGTAACGCCAGCTTTACTGGAGCATTTGCTAGTTATACACCAGGTGGTAACATTGCAGCTACAGCAAACGCTACTGCTTCATTCTCTGCTAACGCAACTACAGGAAACTCTGGAGCAAATACAAGCAGTGTATCAACTGGCGGTAACGTAAATAACCATACGTTATCTAATAACCAAATGCCTTCGCACAGCCATAGTACAAACCTTGGTTCTTATAACTTTAGCTATGGCGATTCTAACCGAATTATGAAAGGACCAACAAGTGGTTCCTTTAACCAAGGTACTAATAATACAGGTGGAGGTGGATCACACTCACACGGATTCTCAGGATCTAGCCACAGCCACAGTGTAAATAACCATACTCACAGTGTATCCGTTAGTGGTACAACAGGAAACCACACCCATACTTCAGGTGCATTCTCTGGTACTGCAAGGGATTTCGCTGTACAATATATTGATGTAATTATTGCTTCTAAAGATTAATTATGCAAGTTAAGCCTGGAAAACTATGCCCGCTAATTGGTGAAGACTGTCGTGAACTAGGGTGTTCCTGGTTTACACAGATTCGAGGCCAAAATCCACAAACAGGCGAAGACATAGATGAGTGGGGATGTGCAGTAACCTGGCTGCCCATGTTACTCATAGAAAACTCAAACATGCAAAGACAAACAGGTGCTGCTGTAGAATCCTTCAGAAATGAATCGGTTACCCAGCAAGAATCAAATAGAGCACTCTTTGCAGCATTAGAAAAACCCCCAACATTAATAGAATCAAATGGCGATTAAACATGTAGTTGTTTTAGTAGAGGATAAAACCGTTACTATAGACAATGTACCTTTTGTAATAGATCCATGGGATTTTGGAGATTCTGACACTTGGGCTATCCAATGGAATGAAGAAACTAAAAAAGGTGAGATAGAATCTAACCCCCATGGAGACAATGTGGTTTTAGGTGCATCTGATTATGATGCTAAAGTTAAACCATATGTAGATAAATGGAATACAGCTAAAGCTGCACTAGATGCAACTCTAGCTAAAGAAGAAGAAGCTTTTCAAAAAGAACAAGCTGACTTAACAGTAGCAAGGCGTGAAGCTGAAACTGCTAATAAATTACCAAGACAACACTTACTTCAATATAAAACGTGATGAGGATACCTTCGGTTAGAATGCCAGATGGTTTCGGACTTCCTAAAAGTTTCGTATATCCAAAGGCAGAACTGAAGGCTCCTAGTGTAATTGTACCTTCATTTACCCCTATAATTCTGCCACCAACTGATTTGGAACGACCCGAAGGTGTCGAAGCAGAACCTACAACAGAAGCCCCAGCGGCTCCTACTTTAAAGATCCCTGTTATTGATATCCAGATGCCTATACCTGAAACAGCGGTAGTAATAACGGCTGTAACAACAGCTGTAGTGGCAGTGGCAACAACTTCTATAACACAGACTTTATTTGAACCAATTAAGAAAAAGGTTCAGAAATTCATCCAAGGAAAAGTTGACGCATGGAAGAAAAAAAGGAAGAAAAAAGAGGACTCCTCTCAAAGCTGAAAGATGCTGCTGAGGACCAAGAACATCAAATCCAAATTCTCGGTACATTCGTCAGATTAGGTGTTGTTGTTTGGTCTGGGTTTATTATAACCATGAATTACGTGGAGTTACCCATGATTAAAAAAGCAGGGAACTCAGATATCACGTTCGTTGCCAGCGTGTTTACGGGAGCACTTGCCACTTTTGGCTTGTCCACTGGTAACTCTAATAAAGATAAAGGAACTCCCGTTAATTGTCCTATGGTTAAGAAAAAGGAAGAATGAAAAGACTATGCCTATTTCTCTTTTTACTGGCGGCACCCACGGTAGCGAGAGCAGAATTAGTGACCCCCAACTTCACGCAGGGGTCCATGCAATCAACCACGACCACCACCCAAACAGTAACAGAAACTATCGAACACGAGTTGTTCGGGAGCAGCTATTCCAAATGGACTGGCGAAAATATAACCCCAAGCAGCCATTTAGAAGATTCTGCTACAACCTTCTCGGTCACCACAGCTGGAGATCCCTTTACACTAGAGATCACAGAAAGAGCAGCGGGTGCGGTAATCGAGACAATAGACATAGATCGCAGCATAACCACAAACGCTACCACTACCTCCTTATCGGTCTTCTCTCAATAGGAAGTCCAGCTTTAGCTAATGAACCAGAGGTACAAAACACTTCCAACCCTGTGGCTGCGGCAACAGGAAATGTTACCAATCAGGCTGTACAGTTCCAGAATAACGGTGCTCCCAGCCGACAACATTATGGTCCCAACATTTCGTGCAACGGCTCTACTATGACGTTCAGCCCATTCTATATGGGCAATAATACTCAACCATATGATCCAGAGGCTTATGTAGAAAACGAGAACTACGGTTTTCAAGTTAACTTCATGATACCTTTAGATAAACGTGGTCTTGAACAATGTAGACGCATCGCAGCTAGGCAGGAAGAGAAAATGCGACTGGATTATGAGTTAGTACGAGCACTTAAATGTGCTGAACTACAACAGAAAGGTTTTATGATTCATCCTAAATCCCCATTCTATAGTATGTGTTCTGACATCATACCAATTGCTAAATATATTAAATCAACGCAACCTCCAACCAAAGAAGGATTTAAATTCCCATGGCAGAAGAAAAAGTAAAAGAAGAAAAGAAAGAGGAACCCAAGGTAGTTATTACGCCTGATGAGGTAACCCTCACTGAAGCCTATAGAAAGACTTCAAAAAAAGCCACCCGTGGCACCCTTGACAGAGTTTAATTTACCACACAAACACATGATTATCATCAAACCAATCCTAATGGCATTCCTAACTTCAAACGCAGTTAAGGAACTTGTTATCTCGCTACTAGAAGCATATTCTAATTCTACGGATAATACCATTGATGATCAAGCAGTAGCACTCATCAAAAAGAACTTATTCCCTGGACTTAAAGACTAATGGCTAGAACTAAGAGGGCGAGTGACATTCAATTTAATGAACTGCATAGACTGGTAACAGAAGAATTTCTTGCCAGAATTAAAGCAGGAGAAGCCACTACTGCCGATTTAAAAGCAGCCGCTGACTGGTTAGCTAAAAACGATATCACAGGAGTTGCTTTTGACGGAACGCCTCTTAGCAAACTAGCTGATATTATGCCAGCAGTTGATTTTGATGCAGTACAAAAAACCGTAAACAGATAATGGCTCCTAAAAGGCTACCACGCCACAAACTCAGAAGAAGTGCCAGAAACTACAGAGACAACCCAAAGTCAAGAGCTAAGAAAAACGCAGCTCAACGGAGACGAAACAAGCTCAAAATCAACAAAAAATACCGAGCCCAACTTAACCGTGCCCGCAGAAAAGCGGGTGTATATGGCAAGGGCGGTAAGGATTTTTCACACACTAAAAGAGGAACACTCGTCCGTGAAAATGCCTCGAAAAACCGAGCTAGAAACCGATCCAAAAAATGACACCAGTCTTCCCGACATCTGATCACTACTTACAAAACCTTATAGCCATGCAATCTGCCCAAGCGAAAAAACTTTGGAGAAAAGCTATAAAGGAGGCAAACAACTATGAATGTATTTACTGTGGAGCGAAACATCATGAACATGATCTTACCATTGACCATGTACATCCCAGAACAATGGGAGGTACTAATATTACTTCAAACT